CGATGCAGGTAAAGTGTTCTTCCCCGCGGCTATCAAGATACCTCCTTTCATCCGAGGTATTGCTGGACTGATGACTGGTAAGGTCTTCAGCCAGTGCCGCGCCTGTAGGAAATCTATCTCAATTTCCATGTCCAATTCAGGACTCAAATCAACGATCTTGTTGAATGCAACAGTAGTGTTGTCATCACCAACGCCCGGAACATACAAAGGATCCCACGAAATACGTAGGCGCCCTTTGTGATATTGCGTGCATATGGCTTTGATACGAACAACTATGTTGCCCCGCCAATATCGGAAAAACTGAGAAATGAGGCCCATAGGAGTCGTGTTGTAGGTAGTCTCATTAATCCCCGAATTGATGGGATGAACCATCATAGGATTAATTGGCACTTGCATCAATTGAATACCAGTACCATCTGATACCTCCCACAAAGCAGAGTTGACCCAAGATTCTTTGCACACAAGGTAACAAATACTCAGTTCATCTCCGCCCGACAAGCCCACAGTACGCGGGTCTAAGGTCAACTCATTTTTGGGATCCAGCGTCAATTTCTGAACTGGAGCACCAATCTCTGAATTTGCAAAATTGCCAAAAGGCATATTTCGCATAGGCATAACGTCTGCCACTACGGGGACATTTGTGTATCCGAACATAGAAGCAATACCAGCAATAGCTGATGCTCCTATTTGAGTTGCTCGCGCATACGGTCCAAAAATAGGGATAGACGTCAATTTGCTGGAAATATTCGAAACAAATGAAGCTACACGAGATACGGGACCTGTGTATTCTTCCTTTGTAGACGATTTATCGCCAGTCTTAACTTTCTTCATAGCTCCACTCTGAATGGCCAGGGAAAAAGTCGGTCCTGTTAGGTGAACGTTTTCTGCCCAAGCATAAACTTGAATAGAAATAGTGCCACCTGCTACAGCATTTGCATGCCGCAGCGCAACGACTTCCTGAACATCCATCCGACCGATAGCCAACAAATCAACATTTGTTGTAATATCTAGCCAGTTGCGAAACCAGAAGAAAGGGAGAACAAGCTCTCCAGCTTGATTATTTTGCGGATAAACCCAAATATGCGGCCGCTGAGTTCTCTCCATCATATGGCGAGGGGCCGCAGG